AGGATCTCCTGTTTTGTGGGCCGCATCCTCGGCTTTGGACAGGGCCGCTATTGTGGCGGAGTTGGGATCGAGAACATGGAGGCGGCCATTGGCATCGACTATGAGAGGGATGTAATCTCCGTCCGTGCCAGCCAGCGCAGCGGCGGTATCCTTTCGCACCGCCAGGATCTGGATACCAGGATCTCCTGTTTTGTGGGCCGCATCCTCGGCTTTGGACAGGGCCGCTATTGTGGCGGAGTTGGGATCGAGAACATGGAGGCGGCCATTGGCATCGACTATGAGAGGGATGTAATCTCCGTCCGTGTCAGCCAGCGCAGCGGCGGTATCCTTTCGGACCGCCAGCAGCATCAGGCCCGTATCGCTTGATACATGGGCCACATCCTCGGTTCGCTCCGCGTCTAGGACGATGATAGACGCATTGACCAGATTCGGGCTGGCCTCCACTTGTTTGGAGGCGGCCTTAAAAGCGGTTCCGTTTGCGTCTTTCAACTCCACATAGTCGTATGCCATTTCACTACCCCCCTATGCTCCCGGTGCCGTCAGGTTAAAGCTGGTGATGGTGATTGGCTGGCCCTTTGCGATGTTGGTGTTCACCAGGGTCAGGTCGCCGCCGCCACCCGTCGCCGTGATGGTGCCCTGTGCGACACAGGTGGTGCCATCGGACTTGTAGAGTCTCCAATGGGCTGCTGTGCCGGCTGCGTCGGCGCTTGCGTCTTCCCAGGTTCCGGCCTTGGCCTTGCTGCCATTCGCTGCCGCGGCCATCCAGTCAGATGGAAGGCTCAGAGTTGCCAGGACTGTCCCAGCGTCTGCTGTATCACAGTCTGCCGGAGCCGCGCCCGTCCTGATCTTCAATACGGCGCTGGTGCCTGCGTAGGTTTCCAGCGCATCGAGGAACGCATTCCTCGTCAGTATCGAGAATTGTATTGCCATGATTACCTCCTAATAGAGCACCCAGATCTTGGTGACATGCCCGCCCGGTGCCGTGGCGGTGTCGATGGTGTTCTGAGCCAACACCGTTGAGGATACCGTTACTGCAGGAGCCGTGGCCTCTCTTGCACCGTTGACTGAACAATAGACCACTGGGTTGACTGCGAACTTCTTGTTCAGAGCTAGCTTGTCAGCCGTGCCGATATCTACGGTCCGAGTGGTGCCTGATGTGGTGGCATCGATCCGTGTCACGTTCTTGAATGCCTTAGTCGTGGTCTGGGCATCGGAGGATGCTGAGAAGGTCAGGTTTTCGGTAATGACCGCTCCCGAGATGTCCAACCCGGTGAACTTGATCTCGGTTGTGACTGCGCCTGATGGAGTCACTATGAGGCATCGGGGGACATCCGGATCATCGAGGAAGTTCGAAGATCCGACACCAGTAGACCTTATCAGTAGGTTGGTGGTCGAGTTCAGGCTGGCGTCGTTCACGATCTGGTCGGTGTCGCTGGTTTCGGCTGCGGGAATGGTGATAACAGCTCCCACCAGGTTCTTATTGTAGACTCCGGCCACGTCCGAAGATGCGGCACTGGCGGCACCCATGAAGGCCATGAGCACCAACAGGATAGCTATGAATCGTCTCATTTCAGTGGCCTCCAGAGTAGCCAGATAGTACCGGCACCGGCTGTAGTCGATGCACCGACCGCCAGCTTGATTGCGGTGGCGGTGGCGAACGGGATGTTCAGGGCGATAGGATCATGCATGCCTGCCGTCTTGGGGAAGTCGTCGTTCTCTATGTAGGCATCCGGGTCCGAAGCATCCCCGAGGGTTAGCGTGTCGTTAAAGCCTGTGGCGATGTTGACCACGGCGTACTCCAGGATGCTGTTGCCGGGCACGGTTCCGATTACATAGCTGCCCGCCGTCTTATCGAAGATGAGTTTAGCCTGGTTGGCGTAGAGCTTGTCTGCCATCAGGTTATCGGCCTTGACTGGCCCCCAGATGCGGTCTACTCTATGAGTCAATTGGTGTCACCTCCTCGGGTATAGCCACTATAGCTCCTGAGTTGATCAGGACTTCAATGGTACTTTGTCGCTTCGTCTCGGGCCTGACAGCCATCTTAGCGGCATCTTTCGGGCTGATGATAGAGCCCCGCGTGAACTTGCGCAGGGCTTTGCCATCATGCCTTTCGAATGCTCGCACCACTTTGTAGCGAGTCATCGTTACCGCCTTCAGGCTACCACGTTCTTCATGAACATGCCTGCAGTTTTGGCCATTACCACCGGGCACCAGCACTGGAAGCCCTGGTAATAGGTTGTGTGGGTGTGCAGGTCGGGGACCTGTGATAGAGCGGTGTCGAATCCGCCCAGGGGCTCATTGAAGGATAGGTTCATGCCAGCCAGGGTGGTGAGCGGTCCGGGAGTTGTGACGTAGCCCAGCCAGATGTGCTTTCCAAAGATCCAGTCCAGGGCCACGGTCGCACCAGGGGCGGCGGTGTTATACATGGCCTTGGCGACCAGGATCTTGTCAATGTCGAGGGCCTGGGCGATCATCTGCTCGTTTAGCTTGGTGGGGACCTTCTCAGAACCCTGGGGGTTCCGGTAGAGGCTGATCAGCTGGGGGTTGATCCTCAGCTCCTCGTATGCCTGCTCCCCTATGACCATGGTGTTGGGCAGGAGACCGCATGCCTTCTTAATGGCCAGCTTGCTGTCCTTGAATACGCCCAGGGGGTCAGAGTCTGCATCATTGAACTGCCTGATAGTCTCGCCTGTGGTAATATCGCCGGGAGACCAGGTCTCACCGCTGTCAGTTCCAGTGACATCGATTCCCCACACACCATCCTTGAAATAGCTATTGGCGATGATCAGCTCTTTGTTGAGTTGGAGAACGTCAGTAACCATGTTAGTAGTCGCCTGCTCGATGGGGTAGCCCTGGTCGGCCACGTAGGGGATATCGGCCATGAGGGGCATCTCGAAGGCATACCTGCGGCACACATACGAGCCGGGGGTATCAACCTTGAGTTCTCCCTGGGGCGGGATGCTGCCGGGCCTCCACTCACCTGCCTTGTTGGTGAAGTGGTTCTCCATAGCCCACTTGGGATAAAGACCGGCTATCTGGTTCACCGATATCATAGGGAACCACTGGTCGGCCACGAAGTTGGAAGGCTCCTGCCTGTAGGCGAGAGACCACTCCGACTCCAGCCGGGCCACGTGGATCTGTGAATAGTCCAGGCCCTTGTTAACTACCTGCTGGGCCAGGGATGCTATAGTTTCTTTGTAATCCATGAATCATCACCTCAAATGTTCGCCTGGTACGTGAACAGTCTCACGGTAGCCGGGAGCCCCGCAGCAGCAGCGACTTCGCACTGTCCCACGATGATATCCTTGTTGGTGGGCGTGGCCTTGTCGCCGACACCACCAGTACCGACCTTCACCAGGTCACCTACTGCCAGACCACTGGATCCAGTCTTGACGAGGGCTTTACCTCTCCACTGGACCAGCGCGGTGATTGAGAAGTTGGTGGAAGTCGCGGTTTCCGTAGGCCTGTTGCACAGGACGCCTACCGGATGGCCGCTTGAAAATGCCTGTACTGTCCGGGCTCTTGTGGTGTCCAGCTGGACGAAACAGTACTCCAGAGCAGACATGTCACCGTCCGGATTGTAGGAGCTAATGTCTCCTGGTAGAGCTTCCCTGAAGGGGGCCGTCATGTCGGTCATTTCAGATCACCCCCATCTGAGCGCGCACAGTACCTGCCCTCTCCTCGGCCAACACGGACTTAGCCAGAGCGCCATTCTCGCGAGTGGCTGCGGCTACCGCCAGAGCATGGCGAACCTTGGGATCTGTGGGGCCGCTGCCGGACTTCTGGATTAGGCTCTCGTGCTTGGTTACCAGGGCTTCGAACTCGGCCATGGAGGTCCCAGGTGCGGGCCTGTCGCTACCCATCGGGTGATAGAGCAGCTTTCCGGCCTCGGCCTTCATTACGCTGGCCTGCTTGAGGGTCTTCAAGATAGTCTTGCGGGCCTCAGTCGGCAGAGCCTCCAGGCTCTTCAGGATCTCAGCACCCTCTTCAGGAGTTCCCAGGCCGGAGAAATCGGACTTGGCTATCTGCTCATACTCCTTCTTGCGGAGGATAGAGCGCAGCTCCTCGTTCTCCTTGCGGATCGGTTCGACTGCTTTCTGGACGATATCCAGCAGCTCAGCCTTGCTGACCAGAGCCCTAGCTCCGGCCTTGTCAGCCCTAGCGGGCTTGGTCTTTGTCATCGGTACACTTCCATTAGCTGATTTATATAATAAGAAACGCTTCCCATTAGCCGCTTTACCGACTAGGGAAACCTCATCCAGTTCTAAATCCGTAAGTTCGTTTGGCAATTAGAATCACCTCGGGTCATCAAGAAAAGATTTCAGAAGGGGGTGCGGGTGCCGGTCCCTGCGATGGAGAAGCCGGTTATCTCGCCTTTCTTCACGGCCTGCCAGAGAGAGGGGTCGTGGATCTTTACCGCCATTACCCAGCTTCCTTTTCTGACCTTTTGGCCGTTGCACTTGAAGTTGGTTGGGGCGATATAGCTCTCGATGATACTGGCTTTGGCGGGCCCGGAGTGCTCCTTGCCGATCCTCTGGCTGGTCTGCATGAACTTGTGACATGCCTTCCTGATCTCGGACTCGCTCAGGCGGTCACCCTGCAGGTCTATGACATTGGGCTCGCTGACGACTCCATAAACGATCTGCTGATCGCTGCCCTTGGCGACGATGATAGGCACCCGGTAGGACTTCATGACCTTGCTTACTTCGTCCTCGTCTTCCTCATCCTCATCATCTTCCTTCAGGAACTCGGGGAGGTCTTCATCCTCGTCTTCGTCCTCTTCAGGCTCTTCGTCCTCGGCCTTCTCGGCCTCGTGCTCTGCCAGGACTTCCCGGATGTCGTCTATGAGGTCACT